TAAGGTATGTGTATGGTATATTTTTCATTATGATGAGGTATTTTGTTATGTTATATATATTTAGTAATTTTAGTTTTTATATAGTTGATTGTGAGTTCAAGTAATGCCGGACTTATTTAAAGAAATTTTACCATCCATTCTTCAAACCAAGAAAAGTGTCTTCCGTGACGAGATTGATTATAAGGAATACAAGCCTTTCATAATCAACCGAGCCTTGTCCTATCACATGGATTGCGTGCTTTATGTGAATGAGATGAACATCAACTCCTCATTAGATCCGGATATGCAATACCAGTATCTTCTTGGTACTATTCGCTCAATGAAAAGAAAATTTCAGCCATGGCAAAAAATAGATTCTGATAAAGATTTGGAATGTGTAAAAGTTTATTTTGGTTATTCAAATGAAAAAGCTAAAGAAGCACTTCGTATTCTTACTATTGAACAACTGGAAGAAATAAAGAATAAGTTAGAGAAGGGTGGAGTTAAAAAATAGTTCTTTATAAAGTATAATTATTATAAATATAGGTATACTTTAAAGGCTCAAATATGACGAACAAAATTAAATATAATCAATATCCAGACAAAGAAGAATTTTCTAAACTTTATGAAACCTTGAGCCAACAAGAATTAGGCGATTATTATGGTTGTAATAAATTAAGAGTTAGAAAATGGATAGACCATTTTGGATTAATGAGGCGAACACAAGGTGGTGGTAATAATAGAAAATATGATTTGAAAGAAGAAAAGTTACAAGAAATGATCGATAAGGGTTATAGTAACCGAGATATCATTCAAGACTTACAGATTAAAACTATATCTTCATTGAATCGATGGTTGAAAAAATTCAATATTAAACGAAACTACAATACCAATGAGTATAAAAAATATTGTAGGAAAGTCCGTTATTTGACAGAAATGGAATATTCTAAATATAGTAATGAAATCAATCCTGAAAAGTTCCCAAGGACTTTATGTGGTGCTGATGGTGGCTATCAATTAGACCACATAAAAGGTGTTTCGGAATGTTTTTGTTCTGGTGTATCCGTTGAAGATTGTGCTTCTAAAAATAATCTACAAATGTTGCCATGGAAAAATAATTTGAACAAAAGAATATTTCACAAAAATAATAAGGATAAAAAATGAGTGAATTTGATATTTTTTTAGGTCATGGTGTTGAAGTGACAATCGATGAAAAAGATGATTTTTTAAAGGTTCGTGAAACTCTTACCCGTATTGGAGTGGCATCCAAAAAAGACAGAATACTGTACCAATCATGTCATATTTTACATAAACGTGGACATTACGCAATTGTCCACTTTAAAGAATTATTTGCTTTGGATGGAAAACCAACGGACATCTCCGAAAACGATTTATCTCGAAGGAACGCTATTGCCAAGTTATTGCAAGATTGGGGTCTGATTAAGGTGGTAAATATTAAGCAGATTGAAACCCCACCACCAATCTTCCTTTCTCAAATTAAGATACTTTCCCACAAGGAAAAAGACGATTGGGAATTAGTTGCCAAGTATTCAATTGGTAAAAAACCAGGGGCCTATTGACAAAGTAGTAGAAATATGTTATAAATATACTTGTGATGCCGTAGGTGTCACATTTTAAACACACACACAAAGGAAATAAAATGTTCAATCAAGCAATCGATGCCATCCAAAGTGGCAAAAAAACAATCGTTAATACATTCGTTATTGACAAAGAAATTCAAACAAAGTTGGTAACACTAATCGAAGCACAAACTAAGTTTTATCTAGGTTGGGTTGACACAACTCTAACACTTGCACAAACGCTGGTTTCTAGTGCCAAAGATACAGTTTACAAAGGAGCAAAATAATGACTTACGAAACTCCTAAAATGCCAGAAGTAAAATTCAACAAAAACGGATATGAAATTCGCACAGACATCCTCGATATGGCCAAAGGCCTTATTACGGAAGAATATCATTCTAAGTTTGCCGGTTGGGAAATGAGTGCTAAGCGTGATGAAAAAACCGGTCAAATCGTTACCACGGTTGGTATGCCAACATTCCCAGGTCTTGATGAGGTACTATCTGCCGCAGAAAAGATGTATGCGTTTGTGAACACTGGTGCAGGTAAAAAATGAAATATATCAAAAAATTCATTATGGCAGTTATTGAAGTTATCCAAGAGGCTAGACAACTACAAGCTGACGAAATCAAAAAGAGGTATTTTCAAAGATGAACATTCTAAACTGGTGGCCTGTTACCGATGAAGAATGGGAAGAATTAAACTACCCAAACGGTAGGTAATAATAAGGGGCCTTGACTGGCCCCTTTCTTTATGTTATAATGGATATATTATGAAAAATATTATTACTGGTGTCTACTTTCTATTAGATCAAAAATCAAAGGCATTAAAAATTGGTAAAGCAAATGATGTGGAAGATAGGATTAATAAACTCCAAACCGGAAATCCTAATAAACTAAGATTGATGCATTTTATTGAATGTTCTTCGGAAGAACATAGTTTTGTATTGGAAAAACAATATCACAAAAAATTTAAACATCTTCGTATTAGTGGAGAATGGTTTCAATATGATGAACAGTTATTTCAAAGTTTGTTTGCTGTTGAAACTAATACCAAGCCAAAAAACAAAAGAGAATCATTAGTTATTAATACATTATTTGGTGAAGAAACTGTTCGAGGTATTGATATGCATCCTAATTGTTTTTTCTATCCACAATTGGTCGCTCAAATTAAAGAAAGTTATGAGAAATCTCTAGGTTTAAAACTTCCTTTTAGAACAATGAGGTATCCAACAAATGGAAAACAAATGTTGCTGCCGTTTTCAAAAGAGGTGGATAGAGTCTTTATTTCTGCTAAGAAACATAACGAAAATCGTACTTTAAAGAAATTTGAACAAAAATTAAATACTAATACACTTATATTATGAGAACTATGAACCCCAAAATCAAATCAAAATTATTGAAACTCCGTGCCAAAAATGGTGGTATGGATATCTTCTATTCCTATACAAATTGGGCAACCAATGAGATTGATGGTATTACATTTATTCCTGTTGTAAAAAGTCCAAATAAAGATGAAAATCAAGTAATTCATTATATGCGTAAAGATAATATGGAGGTTGTAAAGTGAATAAGGTAGAACAGTTTAAATTATATCACCGCAGAGCGTTTGAACCTAGTAGTAAAGAAGATTTAAAAATTGCTAGAAAATTCTTTCATGGCAACAAATGGGAAAATGGATGTCCGTTTTTCTTAGAATGGCCTTATCTTGATATACCTTCAATGTTAAAAGATAAGATTACCGAATATACATTGAAAGGCGTAAAATGAATTGGTTAAAATATTCTGGTTGCAATATTACACTAAAATTAAATCCTTTTCATTGGAGAATTGCTTGCCAATTATATCGTAATGCTGAGGTGTGGGAGCAAGACGCTTTTATTCTAGAACTATTACCTATCACCATTCGTATATGGTTTGATGACGGCAGTTGGTAAATCCAAGGGGCCTTTAGCTCAGCTGGTTAGAGCAAACGACTCATAATCGTTGGGTCGATGGTTCAAGTCCATCAAGGCCCACCATAAATAACTGTAAAAAGGAAAAACATGGAACATTGGGGAAAGCACCTAATTATTGATGCTCGTGGATGCAACATTCAAAGAGCAAACGATCCAGAATATATTAAGCATTTTACCAAAGAACTGGTAAGATTAATCGAAATGACTCCATACGGAGAACCACAAGTGGTACATTTTGCGGAGGGTACAGACAAAGCTGGCTGGACTGTGATACAATTGATTGAAACGTCAAATATTATTGGACACTTCTTGGACCACAATGGAGACCTCTACCTTGATGTTTTCAGCTGTAAAGATTTCTCAGAACACACCGTTTTGAGTACATTAAAGTTGTTCTTTTCACCTGGTGAAACCAAACATCAAGTGATTTGGCGAGATGCTAATTAGATAAATAAGGTATGTGAGCAGTAACGGAGAAATGCAATTATTGGGTCAATTTATTAAGGAGAGACCTAAAATGCAGTTAAGTATAGTCGGTTGTCCCGATAAACAGCACTTCCGTCCGTATGTTAAAAGAGCGGCGATATTCTACGCTCACGAACTCATGAAACCTAAAATGTTGGAAAACATCTACCTAAGAATCAAATTCAACAGTAAAATAGCAGTATATGGATATGCTCAGATATTGGAGTATAACGAAAGCCGTAAAGCAAGAGAATTTGAAATCGAACTAAACCCAAATATTGGTGCAGCAGAGATACTAAAATGTTTGGCTCACGAAATGACTCATATTAAGCAATACGCTTATAATGAAACCAACGAAACCTTAACTCGTTGGAAAGGTAGAAAAGTTGATTCTGATAATATGGATTATTGGGTTCAACCATGGGAAATAGAAGCCTTTGGTACAGAAGTAGGACTATTTGCAAAGTTTGCCATCAAAGAAAAACTTTGGGATACATTTTATGGTATTCAGAATCCTGATGGAGCAATTGAAAAAGAAGAATTGGGTTGGAAAGAGCCTATATAATAGAACAATGAAAATTTTACACATAACAATCTCCAATAATTATACATCAGGATCATGGTGTAGTGGGGTTCGTTTGTAAATTTTTAAGTAACATAGATTTATACGAACCCTAGACTGATACTCTAGGGTTTTTTGTTTTCCGTGGCCTGCTGGTGTAGTGGTAGCACAAGTGATTCCAAACCACTTAGTTGCGGTTCGATTCCGTAGCGGGACGCCATGTTGTGTGGAAACAACATTACCAAAATTAGTGCTTGTGGTTTCCTGTGGTTCGTGTATAATGGTTTTGTTGTGTTACTAATGGATTATTAGTTTGTCTAGTAACAAAGTAAATTTTTTAAAGGAGAGTTATTATGAAAAAGAAAAATACTCCCCAACCTCGAAACTATCTTGTCAAATTGGCATTGTTTCGTAAAGCAGGGAGTCATCGTAAGAGTAACAAAGCAATAAGGCGTAATGAGAAGGCTAAGAAATTGTATCCTATTGTTGACAATTCAATAGTGTTTAGTATATAATAGGATACAATTTTGGGCCAATAGCTTAATGGTAAAGCGTCCGACTCATAATCGGTTGAGTAATAGTTCAATTCTATTTTGGCCCACCAAGCCCCTTTAGTTAAATGGTATAATGCTAGATTTGTAATCTTGAGTTGTTAGTTCGATTCTATCAAGGGGCACCAAATATACCAAAAGTAGTATTGACTTTGTAGTATAAGTAGTATATAATCATTACATATGACAAAAAAAGTAAAAGTTATTCCTGAAGTCAAGGCAAATACTACTCCCTCTTGGGGTAGAATGTTGACCAAAAAAGAATTGCTTGATATGCTTGATAGAATTTATGCCAAGCAAAAGAAAGAAAAGTAACAATGCGGTGTGTAATAGTACGATGTGAGATACCCTCTTATATTATCTGAGCATAGCAGACCACCGCTCCAGTATTCATTATTGAGAATGTGTGCAAAAGAGTAAGCAATCCCAACTGTTAGGGAATAACATTATCCTGGTAGTAATCCTCAGGTAGCTGAGAACGCTGTATGCTAACACAGCATGACGAACACAGGAGAGAAGTATAATAACGATAAAGTCCCTTACGGGGTCGTTTGAATTCTCTTAAACACAAAACAGTATTCTCAATAATGACTATATAATTCTATAGCGGGTTGGTGAAAAGGAATCACAGAGGACTCATAATCCTCAGTTCTTGGTTCGAGTCCAGGATCCGCAACCAACAAGGAGATATTATGAGTGAAATTAAATCGAACACCAAAAAAATTCCCAATGTACCTATGATTAAAAATGTAGGTCCAAAATCTGCTATTAAACCTAAAGGTCCAATTGCAGCAAAAACTGCTAAACCATTACGCAAAGCGGGGAGAGGTAGATGACGCAACCAAAAGAAAAAGGTGGAGTTCCACCAATTGAAATTTACACTATTGTTGGTAAAGGTGTTGATGAATCTAATCCCACTAAGGATCAGGATGCCAAACATGAGGATGAAGAATTCCAAAGAATTTTGGATGAACAACAATATCGTCAAAAAGAATTAGAAAAGGTTAGAAACCTTGTGGTTTGGCCTGGATATTAAGTTGTTGGTGCACTACCTACAGCCAATACACACGAATTTTCTTTGAATATTTCAATAAGTGTCCAAGTTCCATTTTCTTTATTTGAAAACATAACAATTTCACTTTTACCTTTTGTTATCTCATTAGGATAAAAGAAAACTACTGACTCTTTAAATTCCTTATCAATTGTATGTAGAATTGCTTCAGTAGAAAAACATTGCACAGGTTTATTAAAGACATTACCTTTATCACCTTTGGCAATAGTCAAGATGGGTACCATAATAAAAAAGGCTAAGAGTATTTTTTTCATTGTGGTCCTTTATTGGTATACATTTATTTATCGCTTTACATCTATTCATTATTAGTATATAATGATTCATTATGCGGGATTAGTTTAATGGTAAAACAGCAGATTTCCAATCTTCGGTCAAGAGTTCGATTCTCTTATCCCGCTCCACTTTCCACTCGGAGTTATTATGAAAATTTTAGCATTTAAATTAGTTACTGGTGAAGATTTCCTAGGTGAGATTGAATCCGAATCTGAAACAGAATTTGTTGTTGTTAATCCTGTTGGTATTGCAGTTGTTCGTGGTAAAGATGGCCAACCGAGTGTTGGTTTTTCTCCGTTTCCAATTCATAGTGAACAAAAATCTGGGGCAACCATTGCCATCGCTAAGAAGAATGTAGTATACTCCTATATTCCAGCTGAAGATTTTATTACTAATTACAATCAAATCTTTGGTTCTGGACTAATCGTACCTCCACAAAAACAATTAATTACAGGTTAACTTGAGCTTCTATACTAATGTACAATGTTTCGGTAACAACATCCTTTATCGTGGCATCATTGACGGGAAAAGAGTAAAACAGAGAATCGAATATTCTCCTTCTCTTTACCTACCTTCCAAAAGAATTACCAACTTCACCTCACTCGAAGGTGATTATCTCGACCAAAAAATCTTTGGTGATATTCGTAGTGCAAGAGATTTTATAAAACAATTTGATGGGGTTTCCAATGCTTCAAGAATTTTTGGCCAGACTCGTTTTGAGTATGCGTATATTGCGGATCAGCATAGAAATATGGTTGATTACGATTTTGATAAAGTTCTTATCGGAGTAATTGATATTGAGGTGGGTTCTGAAAATGGATTCCCTAATCCATACGAAGCAAACGAACCTATCACAGCAATCTGTATCAAATATCTCAATGGTCCAACTTATGTGTTTGGTTGTGGCATCTATGAAACCCAAGGCAAAGAAATCTATGTGAAGTGTAGAGATGAATATTCTTTATGTAAACAATTCATGGCCTTGTGGACTAAGAAATGTCCTGATATTCTGACTGGTTGGAATACAAAGTTCTTTGATGAACCTTATATCATCAATCGTTTCCGTAAAATTCTTGGTGAAGATGAAACCAAGAAATTATCTCCATGGAATTATATTGGAGAAAGAAAGACCGTCATCAATGGTCGACCCATGATTGCCTATAATATCATGGGTGTTGAATCACTAGATTACATTGAACTATACAAATGGTATGCTCCTGGTGGAAAGTCACAAGAGTCCTATCGTTTAGATGCCATTGCTCAAGTTGAACTGGGTGAGGGTAAAATATCATTTGATGAATATGATAATCTACATGCACTTTACCGATTAAACTATCAAAAGTTTATTGAATACAACATTCGAGATGTGGAAATTATTATCAAGTTGGAAGAAAAGTTAAAGTTGCTCGAATTGGGAGTAACCTTGGCATACGATACCAAAACAAACTTTGAGGATATCTTTGCTCAAACTCGTATGTGGGATTCAATGACTTATGCTTACCTTTTTGAGAAAAACATTATTGTTCCACCAAGAATCGTCAAAGAAAAAGATGGAATGTTTGAAGGTGCCTATGTTAAAGAAGTGCAAGTTGGTATGCACCACTATGTTGCTAGCTTTGACCTAAATTCACTTTACCCCCACCTTATGATGCAGTATAACATTTCCCCCGAAACTTTGATTGAACCAGAAAACTATACTGATGAAATGCGTGAGATTCTTTCTCAAGGTGTTGATGTAAACAGTATGTTGAGTAAATCTGTTGATATTTCCAAACTACAAGGTGCAACTTTAACTCCTAACGGACAATTCTTCCGTACCGACATCATGGGTTTCTTACCTAAAATGATGGAAGAAATGTATACGGATAGGACTAAATTTAAACGGTTGATGTTAACCGCAAAACAGGAATATGAACATGAAACCGACAACTCGAAAAAGTATGAAATCGAAAAGCGAATCGCCAAGTACAATAACATCCAATTGGCGAAAAAAGTTTCTCTCAACTCTGCTTATGGTGCTTTGGGTTCTCAGTATTTTCGTTTCTACGATTTGCGGATGGCTCTTGGGGTCACGACTGCTGGCCAATTAAGTATTCGTTGGATTGAAGCCAAGATTAATGCTTGGATGAATAAACTTCTAGAAACAAATAAAGATTATGTAATTGCTTCTGATACAGATTCAATCTATCTCCGTATGGGTGAATTGGTTGATAAGTTTATTAAAGATAAATCAGATAAACAAAAAGTTATCTCTCTTATGGATAAAATCTGTAAAGAGAAACTTGAACCTTTTATTGATACTTCTTATACTGAATTAGCTGAGTATGTCCACGCATACGACCAAAAGATGGAGATGAAACGAGAAGGACTTTCTGATAAAGGCATTTGGACTGCTAAGAAGCGTTATATTCTCAATGTATATAACAATGAGGGTGTTCAATACAAAGAACCTCAAATGAAGGTGATGGGATTGGAAATGATTAAATCTTCCACTCCTGCAGCAATCCGTGAGAAAATGAGAGAAGCAATCACGATTATGATGAATGGTACAGAGGAAGATATTCATCAGTTTATTCAACAAGCAAAGATAGATTTTATGGGTTTACCTGCTGAAGAAATCTCCTCACCTAGAGGTTGTAATGGGTTAGCTAAATATAGTGATGGACTTTCTTTATACAAATTGGGAACACCAATTCATGTAAAAGGAGCTATTCTATATAATTATCATCTTAAACAAAAGAATCTTACTAAGAAGTATCCATTAATACAAGAAGGCGAAAAGTTAAAATATACTTATTTGAAAATGCCTAATCCTTTTAAGGATACTGTTATCTCTTTCCCTGGTCGTTTACCAAAAGAGTTTGGATTACAAGAATACATTGATTATGACTTACAGTTTAGCAAAGCATTTTTAGAACCTATTAAAGTTATTCTTGATTGTATGGAATGGAGTACCGAAAAGGTGAGTTCACTAGAGGATTTCTTTAGCTAATGATATACTTAACATTTTTATGTGCAATTGCTTTATCGGCCATTGCCGGTTATTATTCAATTATTGGATTGGCTGCCATTTTCGTGGGTGCATTTTGGCCTGTCGTATTAATGGGTTCCGTGTTGGAAGTTAGTAAGTTGGTTACGGCTTCATGGTTATATCGTAATTGGAAGATAGCCCCCTTTCTTTTACGAACTTACCTGACTTGCGCAGTATTAATTATTATGCTCATTACTTCAATGGGCATTTTTGGTTTTCTCGCCAAAGCACACATCGATTCTACCTTAAATTCCAATGCAAATAATGTGGAATTAAAAACACTTACAGTACAAGAAAAGATTACCAGAGATAGATTGGATTACCTAATTGCTCGTGCAAAAGATCCATCCACGGCAAGTGATAAGTTGGATCGTCAAATCCAAACCACTCAAAAAGAATTATCTGATATATCCAAAAGAAAGTTACCTCTATTGAGGGAGGATGTTAAATTAACTGCCGATGTTGGACCAATCAAATATGTCGCAGAGTTGATTTACGGTGATGCCGATAATGGTATAGATAAGGCAGTAAAACTGGTAATCATGATAATAATGGTTGTATTTGACCCGCTAGCTGTGTTATTATTGATAGCAGCAAACATCTCTTTAAAACAAAGGGAAGAAGTGGTAGGACCGACCGATGAAGAAGTTGAAGAAACTAATAAATGGTTTGAAAGTATGAAAGCCAAGGCCAGAAAATTGGATGAGGATAGAATTGAAATTGAAAAAGAAAATATTGCTTTGGTTGAAGAAGAACCTGAATTGGTAAAAGAAACTACTCATACAGGCCAAGGTAGATATGAAGAGCGTATTGTCCCAACTAAAAAATTAGAACCTAAGTATGATTATGAATCAGAATTAGCATTTCGTGAAAAGGAAAATAAATGAGTATATTAGA